TTGTCAATGTGCTTGTCAGCGTTGATGTCAAAACATAATTTGCTAATTGCGAAGATAAACTTCCGGTTGTAACATAGCCTGCTAATGTAGATGCTAAAGATGCGTTCGTTACATAAGAAGCTAATGCGTTTGTCAAATCAACTTGCGTAGCATAAAGTGTTAATGTACTTGCTAAACTTGTATTTGTAACATATCCTGCTAATGCGTTTGTCAAATCAGTTTGCGTAGCGTAAGTCAATAATGTAGATGCTAAACTTGTATTTGTAACATAAGAAGCCAATGTAGATGCTAATGATGCATTCGTAACAAAATTTGCACTAATTTGATTAGATACAAATGTGGACATTTGGTTTGGGGTACCTTTTAAAGTTACGCCGCCCTGCACTAATGGAAACTGCTCTGTTCCCCCGAATGCGCCGGCGTTTGTTAATTGTGATATTTTTTTCGTTGCCATTTTATTTATTTTTTTATTCTGTTGTTATATTAAAATCATTTTCTGTTAAAATTTCATCTCCCGATTCCGTTATTAGATAATCAAAGGTAGGAACATTTGGATAAAGTTTTGCAAACTCATCTCCATAATCGTATTTGACTCCCACATTTATTAATTCTACTTTCGTTAATCCTTTTCCGTTTGGCTCAAAATCAATTATTTTGTTTAATCTAAAGACAGAATTAAAATATTCTATGTACCATAATTGTGAAAAATCTAATTCCGCAATATCTCTTGCAGATAAATTGAAATAAGCAACTAAAGATGCGCTGATATTCAATTGGTCTATTGGATTTTTGTAATATGTATCCACTAAATTTTTTGGCATAAAGCCAATTCCTAATGGCGTATTAAAAGATAGATTTAAATCAAAAGCGTCTATCAAATAATCATTGTATTGTATTTTTTGAAAATAGCACAATGGAATTTGCGTTGTAGTACATGGAGAAGTTTCAATTGAAATTTGCGTATAAACATCGGACAATTTTGTTATGTCAATTAATCCGGCATTAATTAGTAATCTCGGCATTCTTTGAGTTGTCCATACTGCAGGTCTTGTATCTTCCCACATCGTAGGCAAATAAATATAATTAGGAGAAGTGCCGTTAAATGTTTTTTCAATTATCGTTGGCGAAAATCCAACCTCTCCAATTGTTTTTGCCTCGCCATCCTGCGTTAAATAATAATTCCCATCTCCAAATGGAAATTGCCTTGCTAATGTTTGCCTTTGATTATATTGCAATAACCAAAAATCTTTGTCATCGCCTTTATATTTAAAATCATATTTGCGATTAAAATTTGTTTGCAAATAACTTATTGTTGGATTTGGCTTTAATGATAATTTTTTGCTGAAATCTTTTTGGCCGCCATTCCTATAATAATTTTCGTATGTATCAATTATTACTACTCCGGTAATATCATTAACCAATACTATCCAATTGAACATCTGATAGCAATACTTAAATAAATCTTGTTGCTTTATGGGCGGAAGATTTGGCGCCAATTGAACATACTCGCCGACTTCAATTGTCTTTCCGCCTGCGCTTGTATCAAATGTCAAACGCTGCATTCTAAAACTTATGTTTATTGTTTCTTGTTGCTTATTAAATTTAAAACGCAATCCTTCGCCGATACCAAATGTTTGCGTTCCGGTATATTGTGCTTGAAATTTAAATCTTGTATTTGGTCTAACGATTTGAAATTGTTGAATTTGTGTCCATGAAAAACCATCAAACCTTTCAACAATAAAATATCCTTCCTCCGGTGCAATAAATGTAGAGCCGGGAGAATCAAAAATTACTTCAAAGCTTGCTGACCATTTTGTTGTTTGATTGGTCGCTGCTATGTATTCGTATGAGCCGGTATTCCATTGATTTAAGGGGTCAAATACTTCTATATTGACCGGAACATCAAATATACCATCAACGCCGGCAGGAAGATTCGTTTCAGCATTTGCATATCCCCAAAATCCATTGACTTCAATACCACCCTCAACCGAATGAATAAATTCATTATTCGTAAATGGTATCATTAATTTTTCTAAAGTCGGATTATCAAAGAAACTTGTTTGTAAAGTATATCCGCTATCATAAACCATTTGCTTAATGATACGCTTTAAATAAACGGCAGGTCTTAAATCAGTAATCTTAACATCATGCGCGCCGGATTCGCAAGTTGCAAGCGGTGTCTTCCCATCAAATTGTCCATAATCAATTAGCGGATAAAAATAATCTTTATTTGCTACCGGATAAATATTAAACCATGTAGAAAAAATATTTTCGTCATAGACATGGTCTAAATCTGAAAGATTTAATTCATTTAATGTTCTCTCTCCAAATAATTCTTTTAATTTACTTAATTCAGAAAAAGCATAAAGATTAATTGTATCGCTTGTTATATCTGTAAGTTTAAATAATCCTTCAAATATCACATAAGAATTTTTCTTTATTGTGATTGCCCTGCTACTAAATTTATCAAATTGATTATTTGCAGCAAGGTTATAAGGAATACCAAAAATTTTATCATTTATTTTTGTTCTCGGTATAGTAATTGTTTTTGTTTTGCTTCCGCTTCGCCTATTTAAATTTGTAATATCAATCAATTCATAGGTTGTCGGAATACTAATATTAGCACCCGATAATTCTATTGTAAATTGACCATCAATTATAATTTCTGCGTAATCCATTATCTTGTTTGAATGTTAATTGGGAAAGCAAATTTTAAATTAAATGTTACGATAAATTCTTTTGAAAATGAATTATATCCAACATTTGCATCCTGCATTAATACCGGTTTATAAACCAAATCTTCAACAATGTAAATATCGGCCGAATTAATTAATTCATTTTTTAACCATTGCGCAGTTTCATTATTAGCGCAGCGATGCGCAATCTTAATTTGCTTGCTTGAATTTATTGAACGATACGATGTAATTGCAAATGGCGATAAGAAATTTGTATTAAATGGATTTTCAATTTCTGTTTCCTTTACTGCCGTAATTGAACTTTCTAATCCGCCGGTAAACATAAAGCTATCATATCCGCCTAATTTATTTAACCATACAATTTGATTTTCATTGCATGTGCTTTCTGACCTAATAAAATATCTTGTCTCTGAAATTATTGCTGCATCTTCATCGCCAAATAAATAAACCGCCATTTTGTTTGCATTTGCCGGTGCGCCGCTCCAATTAACTGAAATTGCATTGTGATATTTTAATGTTGTTTCATCAATGTATTGCGTTCCGGAACTAATAAAAGTATTATTTTCATAATAATCATAATACGCAAACATGTTAATCGCATTAGCTAAAAAATACAATGCAGATAATTCATTTTCCGCTAATATCCTTGTCTGCGGTGCTGCGGTTAAAAACTTTTTTGTTGTTGATGGCGCACCCATTAAATAATCAGCCATGTTATTTGTCTGATTATATTGCAATGCTGCGTTTGATGTATAATAAATTGTTGGCATGTTATAAATCTGTTGGGGGTGTTTCAATATATTCTGCATCTGTGCCAACCGGATTGTCAAATCCTTCGGCATACGAAATGTAAAATTTTAAAAATGATTGTTCGTTGTTTTGAAAATTCAATGTTGAACTTAATAAATATAAATCAGATGATATTCCCCCTGCTGCCGTATTGCAATCAGAATTAAAATCTTTTAAAATATCTGCAATGTCAATATAAAAATTACAAAATCCGCCATCGAAAAAAGGTCTTAATTGAATTTTAGCTAATAATCCATAATCTGCGATGCAATCAAAATATCCATAGACACGAATAATAGCATTGTAATTGTTATAATATTTATAAAATAAAACATTTGCGCTATTCGTAATTGTAAATGGAATATTAGTTACAAATTGGTCGGGACTTATTAGCTGCGTAATATAAACAACTCCGAGCAAGTTTGTTAAATCTGCTTGGTCGGTTACTAAAATAAAATCTCCCTGCAATAACCCATGTGCAACTGAATAAAAAGTTACATAGCCTGCTGTGTTTGTTATATCTCCTGCATTAACTGATAATTGCGCGCCAATAGTATAATCATCTCTTACATCCGAAGAGAATAAATATGTGATTGGATTATAAACCGCATTTTGAATTGCCGGTTGTGTTTCTAATGTTAAACTCATTTATCAAATTCGCTATTAAAATAATTTTGTATGTCTTGTAATATTGCTTTATCTATTGCATCTTGGAATAATGGACAAGTTTTATCTGCATAAAAATTTCCTTTATAACCATCACGATGAATTTTTCGAGTAATTAAAAATGCTTGTTCATCTTTTGTTAATTTTTTGCCTTTCGTCCCATCTTTTTTATCCGCTCCATACCAATCCGGCAATTTTTTAACCCACTCATCAATCTTTGGTCTTAATAATGCAGGCTCATTCCCCTCTTTTGTAATTCCTCTGCCTCCATTTTGCCAATACCAATAATCGTTTGCTTCTATATTTATTTCAGTAAATGTAGTTTGTTGATTTGTAACAACTTCATGCGAATCAGATAATGCACCCGGTTTTCCCAATGCTTCTTTTAAAGCAATATTTAAATTATTTAAGACTTGAGTAGTTAATGTAAATTCCATTATTCAAACATATTACAACAAAGCGAACTATTTATTGGTAAAGTAACAGATACTGAAACTGACCATCCATAATGAACATTGTCTTGCTTTTTATTAATCATTGTAGCTTGACCAAATGTCATTAAATCTCTTTCAAAATTTTCATTATCTATTTGCATTGATTGAATATATCCAACCATTATATTATTCATTTCATCAAACCATTTATTCATGGTTGATTGCTTATCTGTTGTATGGCCGGATTGCAAAAACATTAAATTAAAAGTAAATGTCTGCGATACAATAAAATTATTTGTTAAATTATTGGTAATCGTTAATGGAAACAACATCCATATTAATGGATATTTTATATCCGACTGCGAATTCAATTCAATCATTGTACCATTTCCAAAGTAAAATGATTTGTCTGCTTTATTCTTGAATATTTCTATTAGATTTTTCACTCAATAATTTTTGTAAATTTTTTTCGTATTGTCTTTCAATATGCTTATAAGTTAAAAAAGTGTATGCTTCGCCAACTGATGTTTTAGAAACTGCTTCAATATCTTTATAAATCCCCCCTGCTAATCGTACTAAAGTTAAATAACCGCCAAATTGTTGCAGCGTTTGTAATCCTGCTTCTAATTGGATGTCCTCAACTTCATTTTCAAACAAAGGTAAAAATTTATTTTTAATATCTTCAAACTCTTGATTGATAATATTTTGGTAGAAAAGTGCAACTGATGCCGGCATATCTAACCAAATATTTAGTCTGTCTTTAATTCTATTGTCAAAGTTATATTCTCCTTTCTCTAAAAGGAATAAATATGGCAGGGCATTCCATTGTTTTTCTTTTTGATGCATTATCATTGCTTTCCAATCCTCAAATTGACCAATTGGGCAATCTATTAGCAAATGTAAATCAATATCTTTTTGCTCATGCACAAATTCGCTATCCATTAAAATTTCAATTAACTCAATAATTTTAAATCGTCCCTCTATGCTAATGTTAAAAAAAATTTCCTCCGCTATTGGTATTAAATCAAATACTATATTATCAAAATCTTTTTGATTTATTTTTTCAGATATTGCTATAAATTGTCGCAATGTTATTTCATTTAGCTGCGTTGGAAATTGATATTCCTTGTCAATTGTTATTAAAACCATGATATTTTTTTATTTGCTGCTTTCAATCCATTATAAAATCCATATCGCATTGCATCCATTCCGTCATCATTAAATTTGACCGGCTCATCTAAAGGTTTATTATTCTTATCTACTTTCCATTTGTATGTTCTTAATTCCTTGACTAAATTCGGACTATCTATAATAAATAAAGGCTTTGATTTAATAGCATTAATACCATCCTTGACCGGTTTTTCTGCGCTATAAACATTTAATCCTGCTTGAAATAACTCTTCAATCGTATCCGGTCTTGCTGCATCGGCATAAATTTGCACGCTGCCTAAATTTAAGCTGCGCATTTTTTCAATAAGCATTGCGGTTGTCAATCCGCTTTCATAAATTAATTCTTGTGCGTAAAATGTTGTATCACTCCAACCGGTTTTAATTAATGCGGTCGGATGATTATAGCCAAAGTCTAATCCATAGACAAAAGGAATATCAGCAGGGAAGTCATTTGCTATGCTCCAATGGCGGTAAATAAGACCCTCAATGCGACCGGTTACTCCTCTTGCATAGACTTTCCACAATTCGTAATCAATTGCTTTCAGACCCTCTATTTCATTTATAATGCTTTGCGGCACATAAGGATTATTCCGATAATCTGAATATAAAAATGTAGCAATTGGATTGTTTAAATATTCCTCATGCACCCAAAATTCCGCATCGGGATTGTAATCAATAAAAACTTTCTTTTTTGTTCTGATTATTAGCTGCTTACAAATATTTACATCAATACCATTTGCCTCATTAATAAATAAGTAATCACGCTTGCCGGATTTTGCATCCTGCTGATTATCATAACTTTGGAATTCAATTGTGCTTCCATTACGAAAGTAAAATGTTCGCTCTGATTTATTAAAATTTAAAATTTCTGCTTCAATTAATGGAGCATCTAAATAAATATTTTGAAAATCACGCAATGCACCTCGCTTTAAATTTGGAATGTCTTGTCCGACAATAGTAATTAAGCAGCCCGCATCAGTTAATGCAATATAGGATAATGCTTGTAATATAGAATAAGTCTTTGATGACCAAGTGCCGCCTTGATTGACAACAATTTTAGTATCTGCCTGCAAATTTTCATCAAATAATTCTGTTGTCTCAAACATTAATCTAATAAAATATCACTTTCCGATTTATTAATCCTATGCTCTGTCCTTACTATTGATATTTGCAAATGATTATCCATTTTGCCGGTTACTTCTTGTTCGACCCTTTCAACATATCCTCGCTTCTTTCCTTTGGTCTTTAAATAAAAAATAGTGGAAGATACTTCTCCTTCGCTTATTTGCTTATGCAATTGGCTTTCTGCAAAATCCAATGCCATATCTGAAATACTATCAACTTGAATACGATATTGCTCATCTTCTCGCATCCAACGATAATGGGTTTCCCTGCTTATTCCTACTGATTTGCAGGCGGTTGTAACGATTCCAAGCGATTTTTCTAACGCTTCAATCATCCCCTTTTTATTTATGTCACTATTTGTCATGATTTATTAGTGTTAAAAACTCATTACGAGCCTTATAATCATCTTTAAATACTCCGACCATCTTACTTGTCATTGTCCATGTATCGTGCTTCTTAACGCCTCGCATGCACATACAAAGATGCTGCGCCTTTAATGTAACCGCTACTCCTTTTGGATTTAATTCTAACATCAATCGCTCTGCTATCTGCGTTGTGATTCTTTCTTGATTTTGGAATCTATTTGCATACAAATCAACGCATCGTGCTAATTTGCTTAATCCTATAATTTTTCCATTTGGAATATAAGCCACATTTGCTACTCCAAAGAATGGAGCGGTATGATGTTCGCATAAGGAATAAAATGGAATATTTGTTTGTAATATCATTTCATCTGTTCCCTCTGCTTCAAATGTTGTAAAATTGAATTCTTTTGGCTCTAAAAATTCTTTCATGAATTTAATATAGCGTTTCGGGGTATCTTTTAATCCTTCTCTTGTCGGGTCTTCTCCAAGATATTGCAAAATTCTAATAAAATTGTCTTCAATTGGCTCTTCTTTTGTTTCCCATGGAAATATCAACCACTTATCTTTTAATTCCGGCTCTGTCT